GGCAACAAACCACAGACAATTGAAATCATCCGCAGCCTGTCGGGTCACAGTGACCGTTCCAAGAGCATCCGAAGTGACGCAAACAAGCGCAACACTTCGAATATTAGTCCCAGGATATGTACCTGGTACCAATGTCGCCGCAGTGCAGCTCAAATTAGCTGCAGTGGGCCGCCCAAGATACTGATTGTAACCTGGGACTTGAAAGTCTGCCACCCCCTCCTTATCCACGGAGAAGATGGTACGAACATCGGGAGCGTTGCCGTCGACAGTCATGGTCGTCGAACCGGCATTGTTGCTTGAGCACCCAAACATCACGAGCCGCGTTCCTGATGCTGATGGAGTCAGCTGAACTCTCATGCTTCCGGTCGTTATTCCGTAACACGCCGCAATTAGCGAGACGAAATCAACAGGATAGTTAGGAGCAGTAGGAGTTGTAGCAAGAGAAGTGAGTTGCTTTGCAACACTGATCCAAAAGGGCATGAAACGGACTCCTGTACCCGCTCCTGCAGAAACAAACATACCTGTCTTGAAGCATAACTTCTTAACAAGTTGTCTGAGAGAATCAAAACGTTCACCAATAGCCGCCTTATCAACAGCCAAAGACGGTGAACCATCCTTTCCAAGACAAAAACACTCGACAAGAACCTCCTCATTTCCTGACTGGATTGAGTAAGGAAGGCACGGGGTGTAGGATGGTGTGACAGGGTCAAAATACTCCATGTCATCAGCACCTGCAACCTCAACAAGAAGAGTGATGTTGTTCGGGCAAGAATCCGGGGCAACAAGAGGATCCACCACGAAAACATTGACAGTCCCGAACTGAAGAGACTGGGTCAAGTAATTCCTGACTGATGAATAAGGAACCATGAACTCGAACTCGGTCCTACCACGGATATCAATGATTGCGCGATTATATTGGACTGCGTAATCAGTCAAACCGATGGCATACGTTCCTCCGGGCTCAATGGGCGCAAAAGCAATCCCAATACGGCCTGAGTAAAACTCATTCTTGACAAGTTTGACCCTGAACTTCAGTCCACCCCTCCACTTACTGAACATGGTGAGGGGGTAACTGACAGGCGGAACTGTGAAAGCCAAACCAGCACTGTTTGTCCACCACGCCTTTGCTGCG